TAGCCATGCTCTCACGCATAGCAAGTTCTTCTGCTTCTCTTCTTTTTACATCTTCAAAATTTGGAACCGCCTCTACTTTAGGTTCTATAAATTTTGGAGGTTCTGGCATTTTTGGTTTTCCAAAAATAAAACTCATAATATATTAAATTGGTTATCAGCCACTTGTTGTCGGCTGGTGTTGTTAAAAATTTTAACTTCTTGCAAACCAACGGCTAAGGTTCGCAAAGCATCTGCTGCGTGCGATGACCAATCGTGATTTACTGAAAGTTTATATACTCTGTCTTTGTCATTATACTTTCGGTGATAATGACGTAGTGCATTTATTAATTTAGAGCAGTTATCAATATTAATGAAACATCTCTCTAAAACCATTTTGACACTATGTATTCCATCTTCTAACGGAATTTTTGGTGCTACTCTAAATCTAATCCCCATTTGATAAGCAACTTCTCTTCTGGTCTTACCAGAGGCAAAATCTGTAACTTCTATATCGTGTGGTGCGTAGTGATTTTCATACACAAAATCTTTTTCTTTTAAGACTTGTGCATAGTGTGGAAACGCTTGATTATTATTTTCATAGTAATCAATAATGTGAATAGCGTGTCCGATCTGCTGAAAAAATATTATGGATGTACTATCACTAAATCCAATATCCCAGGCAGTATTTACAGGATAAGCAGGATCATAAGGAATAGAGGCAACTTGTTTTTTATCTTCAAGTTTGCCTAGTAGTTCTCCATAAATAGAGCCTTTAATATTACCAATAAAAGAACACTCAAATTCTTGGTTATATTTAGCAACCCCCATAACTCCGAGAGCGGCTTGCAATTCCTCTTTATCAACTATCTTTGTTTCAGAGGCTTTTGCTTTATATAAAAACCAATTCTTATTTGACTGAGCTTTTTGGTAATAATCGTAAAATAAATTATTCATACCTGCAGGCGTTCCAACTAGGATCATAAATCCTTTGCGGTCCGATAACGCAGGAGTAATAACTTCATCTATTAAAGCAGCTTGAACTTGTGCAGCTTCATCAATAATACAGCCATCTAAATATATTCCTCGAATGCTATCAGGATTTTCAGATGACAATAAAGTTATTCTGGCTCCATTGACCAAATCACAACGTAACTCTGTTTCGTTATATTTAGTTCCAGGTATCTTGTCGGTAAAATGTTTTAAATAATCCCAGGCTATCTTCTTTGCCTGACTATAAGTCGGTGCAATATAAGCATATCGTGGCTGATGATTTCTATTCGTCATCGCCATTTTAATTAAATGATTAATACACAAAACTGTTTTGCCAAATCTTCTATGACAACACAGAACCGCATACCTGTATTTGCTTAGTTCATCGTGAACGTAGGCTTGCTGTTTTCTTGGTGTATAAGGTAGAACAACTTTCATTAGTGAATGCTAGGCATCTTGTGCAGATCCACATATTGCATTTTGATTTTGGTAAATACAAAATCTGCAAAGTCTTTTAAATCTTCTTCGCATTCAAATCCTGAGAAATTAATTACAAGATCGTTATTATGCGTTGAGAATGTAACCGCTTGTATGTTTTTGTATTTATCTAAAATATATTTCATTAATGACTGTGTTCGTTCGTTCATTTGTTTGATCGGTAATTTATCGCATAAAGACCGCACCCACGATTTTGAGGTGTAGTACCCCAGAAAAAACGTAATTTGCCTGGCGAAAAACAGTCATTAGCTTGACTAGCCGACACTCTGTAGCGGATTGCCTTATCTATTTAATATATTGGTGCAAGTCTGGTACAAAAACTATTAATTACTTATTAAATTCCTAACCTCTTGATGCGTGCGAGAATATGTTTTTATGTGCGCACTACCGAACTATTTAAACTAATATCATCTGGACTTACACTCACATCAATCACATTCGTATTTGTATTTGTGTTAACGTCTGGCACATTCCAAGTAATTTCAATCTTGCTGTCTGTTCTAATTTCTTGTTTATCACCATAGATACCAATTAGCTTTGAGGCTAACCAACGATAGTGATGTAATTTTTCTCTAACAACTTGTATGTTGCGATTGTCTGCGCCTTCAAGCTCTTCAATCATACTGTCTAAATATGTTTGCGCTCCAATGCGTCTTGCAGTTAAAATCTTATCAGCGAATTCTTTGTTAGTTGCAATCCATTTATAAACTTTAGATAAACTTGGACTATCCTTGGCTTTGCAAATCTTGGTTAATGGTGTTCCGTTCATCAATTGAGTTATGATTGAGTTCTCTATTTCTGATGTCAGTTGCAATTCGTTCATAATTTTTAAGTTTTAAATTCTTTAATAATTTTATCTTACCTTCGGTTGTCTTTGCAGACTTTGGACCTGTGGAATATCCACCATGAACTCTACAACGAATATTACCGTTCTTGCATAATATTCCTGGAGCTTTGCAAGGAAGTTTATTTTGTTTGTTTATGGTTTCGCAATCAACTCTAATCTTCTTCATAAGTACTGTTGTGAGTATTATTCTTAACTATCCTGTTGCAAGACTTCTTATTTAAAAAATAAACAACAGCGCATAGATGAACTGTAGTTGACAACAGACTGTTATTTTACAGCTGTTCGCTTATTTGTATAGGCTAGGATAATAACTTTATTTATGATGTGTGTGAGAAATAAATAATACGATGAGCGTATCAATATTTGTAAAGAATTTTGTCGAGTCTGTCAAACGAAAATGTAGAATTTATTTTTTTAACTAATCGTTCCAATATTGTCTGATATTTAATTTTTAATGTAGTTCTGTGATAACCGAACATCTTTGCTAACTTTGTCATTGGAAATCTATTTGCTTTCATCCATAGCAATTTCCTTGCAAATACAGGATCAATATCAACATCAGATTTTATCATAAGCATAACTTCAACCGCAAAATTATATCTTGTGAGCTGCCTTGGCGTTGCTCTGCCTTTGTATGATGCAATATAATATCCATAATCCTGCTCATCATAAGAACATTCTATAATCTTATACATAGCAGGAACTCTGCGATTACTAGGTTTTGATATAAATCTTTCAGTATAAACAGCATCCTCCAGCAAAATCATAAGCTGAACTTCTGTATATAATTCTTTATTGAGTATTTGTTCGTCTAGTTTTTTCATCATAATATACCCAAGGAAATCTTAATTGACTTGGCTTTATTTTATCAAAATCTTCATCTGGCATATCTCGCAAAGCCTCAGACAAATCAAATTGATCTAATTTAGGAAATAAATATATTTTAGTATCTACCTGCGAATTTAATTCTTTTAATTTATTTTGTACGTTTTTAAAACCAGCCGCAAGATTATTTTTTTTAAATCCTAAATTTTCTAAAAAAGATTTGTAATACGGCATTTCAAATTCTAAATAAGTTCCATTAAAATTAACTGTAAGTAATTTTTTTTGATCCTGTTCCAGCTCTGCAAGCCTGGATAATATTTCTTTAACTGTTGCGATTGATATTTGAAAAAATCCTGCAATATTTACAATTCGAACAAACGGCTCATGTTTTCGTAAATTATATTGAGAGCAAAGATATTGATAAATTCTAAATTCTTGATTTGTTAATTTTAAATTTGTTATTAACGCTTTGCAGCTAGGATAATAATCTTTCATAATTATTTTTTCTTGCTAATGTTTTGTTTTGTTGTGTCGGTGTGTTCATTCTTTTTTTTAAATATTCTTTGGATTTGCAATCTGGAATATGTTGCTGAACTTTATGTTCCAGGTATTGCAGGTATTCGTCTGGAGCTAATTTAATTAAATCGTTTGTTGGATTTGGATAAATTCTTCGAATATTAAATTCTACAATTGGTCTTTGTGCGTCAAATTCATTGACTGTGTAAAAAACCTCCCAAAATGGAATATTTAAACATTTGGCTATTTCTTTGTATGGTCTTTGCAGCCACTCTGATTTGCCTCTAAATGAGCCATCCACATTGTAAATTGTGTCGCTAATTACAAGGATTTTAGCGCAAGCTGGACATATTTCGCATAAATCAATATCCGTTGCGGCAATCAAATCATGCTGATTTCTGTGCCAAATGCTTACAGGAGTGCGTGTTACGCTATAAAACTCATTTCTAGCCATTATTTAATCCGTATAAATTCATCGCAAATCCTCAATAATTTACCCAGATAGCCTGTCAAGTCTTTTGTCATACTTGACTATAGAAATGGTCTAAATTATATAATCTTATATATCTATGGAAATAGCTTTAAAAAATATCTGGAAACCAGCGCAGCCAACAGAACTAGAATTAATGTCGGCACAAGATTTCGATTACTTTATATCATTCAAAAAAAATCCAGGAATTCAAACAGGAACATTTGCAACAGTTTCAATTAATATTTGGTCTTTAAAAATTAGTGAAGATTACAAAGGCAAGACATGGAATTATGAAGTCAGCGGCAATTCTATTGATGTTTATAGAAAAATTTTAGCTTTAGATTTTATTAAAAACAAAGAAAATTTTATTAGTGAGTGGACTTTTGAAAAAAGTGAATACCAAAAAAAATTATTAAGCAGCCATTTTTCAATTGCAGATACAGCAGAACAGCTAAGTACACAATTACACATAAATAATTTTGATGATAAATCTTTTGCAGATAAAGCTGATAAAAATTTTTCAAATGTTTGGAAAGAAGTTCGAGGCAAAAGAAATATATCTATCGATCAAGCAATACATTATTCACAAATATTAAATTGCGATCCTGTAGATTTATTATTTAATGAGCTGCGTTGTGAAGTCTGGGGAGCTGTAGATTTATTATCAGGAAATGAATTTGGAGAACATAATTACGTTCCAGGAGAAATTTGGTATTACGATAACGAAACAGTTACTGTACCAAGAGATATTTACAGACCATCTATCAAAGCAATTAAAATTTTAAGCAGAGGTTCAGTTTATAATAATCACATAATTTTTTATTATAAAGGTAGCGATACAAAAAACTATCACGGTAAATTAGTTATTATTGGTAAAAAATTTGTACATGAAGAATTTGGAATAGATGAAATAAGATATTACTACGGTATTTATGAAAATGCTCGTGGCAAAATAAATATTTTAAATCCAGATCCTTTTTCAAAAAATAAAATTGTAATTGAAGATATTGTTGATCCTTTGTTTGTATCACCTGTAGTTGCAATTGTTGATCCAATAATTACAAAAAAATCTAATAGAGTTAAAAGCGCAATTTTGCGTAAAGACATCCAAGAAAAAATTGACAACGTTGAAAAAACTTTATTAGAAACAAAAAAATTATTATTTGAAATTAAGGATCACAAAAAAGGTTTAGAGGTAAAAAAGAAATACCAACAAGTTTTAAATCAGTATGAAAGTTTGCTTGGTAATTTAGATGATGGAATTAAAACTATTCAGAGAAAAAAAACAGCATGAATGAATTTACAGGCGTTGCTTTAAAACCATCTAAAATTAAAAGACTGTACGGTATTGATGAGCGCACTTTAAGAACCATGCGAGAAAATCCAAAAGCCAATAAAGGTGATGTTCCAGAATATTTTATAGTTTGTAATAGACCTCATTATCCTGCGGATAAATTTGAAATGTGGTTACAAAGACAAAAAAAGAGAACAAACAAAAGTGCCAATACTGCCATATCAGCCGTTATAGACAAAAGAGCCTTTGCGGACAAATCATAGTCAAGTCTGACAACTTCTATAGACATCTTAGACTAGCAGTTTATATCTCGTGTTATGACAAACACGAATATAATTTCAGAAAATAAAATTTTAGATCCACTTGCGGAAATTAAAAATCAACTTCCAACTTTTGCTGCAAAATTAAAATTAACTCATCACTCACCAACTCAGACTTTAATGCCTGATGGTCCATACATTTATAAATATGTAATTTGCGATCAAGCTACTCGAAGATTATTTGAAGGCAACGCACAAATGGCTGCAGGAGTTTGTGTCAACAATGCTCTTCAATGGCACTATGCGGATATTTTATGGAAGTTAAATTCTGCAAATAAATTATCTCCTACTAATCATATAAAATTAAAAAAGGATTTTGCAATTAGAGCTGCAATAGATGAATTCAAAACGTACAAGCCTGTGAATGATAAAGATCAAGCAAAAAAAGATCATTATCTAAACACAATTCCTAGTACAATTGATAACGCTTTCCAAGCAATTGGAAAATTAGGTAAGGCTGGTCCTGTAACTTGCGAAAATCATGTAACAATTCCAGGTAATGTTTTTTCTCTCTTTCTTGACATTATCGGAAGAAGTGATTTTGAGTTTGGATCTTTAGTCAAGTCTTTTCCAACAGGCATTTCTTCTCCTATACCCCAGCCTGCTGGTTCCTTTCTCCTTGAACTAAAGACTTCATGGTCAAGACCAGGTAAAATAAAAAAAGATGGTACTTTGTCGTTTGTATCTTCTAAATGTCCAGCCTTGCCTTCTCAATCGCATTTAATTCAAGTTTCATTTTATGCTGCTGCTTACAATTATGAAGTTCCAATTAAACTTCTTTATGTATCAGAACAAGACTTTGTAATTTTTGATGAAACAAATTGTCCATGGCTTACAGCTGAAGGATTAAAAAAGAATTTTAAATATATTTTAAATGTAGCAAAAAGAAGAGAACGTTTATTTACAAGATACCAAGATTTAAGTGTTGATGAAATTAAGAAAAATTTAATTGAAGATGTGGATCCGCAATTCGATCATCCGTTTCAATGGAACATTGGTCAAGAATTTGTCGAGCAAGCTAAGAGGTTGTGGAATGTATAATTATATTGGCTCATTAATTTTAGAAGATCGAAAGCTGCGTAAAAAGTTAAGACGACAAAGAATTTTATTAGC